GCTACCCCCGCGGCACCTTTTCAATTTAAGCTCCCTCCGGTTGAGTTCAACGGGGGCGGGCGCCCGGCGCTCACCATTCCGCCGGGGCCCTGTACCCGCGCCCGTTGTCTAGCGTTGCCCGTTAACGCCGGGCCAGCGTTCCCCTGCATGATACAACCACGAGCGTTTTTAGTCTATAGGCCCCTCCCCTCGTCCGCGCTATCAAGCAGCGACGGTTGTCCGAAAAGGTAGTCAAGGCCCGAGGTCAAACCGTTATACGATTCGCGCAGGCCGCGGAACCTGGCCCGTTCCCGGGATAAACAAGGCTCGGCGTCGGCGTTGCTCACCGGCCACCAATAGCCGGGAAGTCCGGAACAAACCGGCAGGCCGATTGCCCGGGCCGCGTGTACCTCAGCGGCCAGGCCCCGGTCGTCCAGGTTAAACATGGGCCCGAGGGTTGCGGCCTTGACGGCGTGATCCTGGCCGTGGGCGTGGCGGAACAGGTACCGGACCGCGTCGCTGTTCACGGCGTTGAGCTTTTCTATCAGTTCCTCGCGCTGGCGGGCGTTCATTTAAGGGCCTCCTCGTCGTGTCCGGGGACCGGCGGGCAAAGGGTACAAGGGACGCCGGGCTCGGTGCATACAAAAACCGTGGCGCCGCCCGCTGATAACGGCGGGGCCTGAGCGAGGCAATTACACCCGCGGCAGTCCTCAGCCGGTCCGGGTAGCGGGTTAGCCGCGGACACGGGGACCGGCGCCGTAGGTTTCGGCACAGGGAACGCGGCCTCGCAACGGTACCGGCCGAGCGCGTTGAGGCCCCCGAGCCCGTCTATTATGAAACGGCGGCCGCTCACCGGTCGTCGTCCGGATCGGTTTTTTCCTCAGCCGTTGCCGCCTTGACCCCGTACCTGAGCGCGTCCAGGCTGTCAACGTCGGGCTCCGGCCCCGGATCACCGAACGTCGACCGGGTGTAGCGCGGGGCGGTAACTGGCCCGGTGACTAGCAGGGCGGACAAGTCAAGCAGCCGCGCCGCTATCACGAGGACCGCGCAACCCTGGCCGCCCGGGTAGTTAATCCACCACACGCACCCGAACGGGCCCTCGTCTGTACGCGGGCAATTCGTAACGCCCGGCACGTTGCGCGGGCTCAGCGGTTGCAGCGGGCAATTACTCACGCGCCCATCACGAGGATCGCCTCGGAACCTTCCGGACCTTTTGAACATTCAATTCGCGCGGGGAACGCCCCGGCCAGGTCCTCGTGGTGAGTTATCAGCAGGATCGTTTCAAACGTTGAGCCGAGGGACGTTAACAGGGCGATCAGCTTTTCCCGGCCGTCCGCGTCCAGGCCCTCGGGCTCGTCCAGGATCAGCGCGTCGACCTGAGCGCCCGCCCTGGCGGTTAACAGTTTTGACAAGGCAACCCGCAGCGCAACGTTGACGCGGTACGCCTCGCCGCCGCTATAGGTTTCGTAGGGCCGCGCAACCCCGCCGTCGGTGATTATGACGTCGAGGGTTTCCGCGATCCGGTCGCTTGTCTTGAGGGCCTTTTGAGTTTCCAGGGAAACGCGCAACCCGCCGCCGAGGCCCTCGAGCAAGGCGTTCGCCGTTGCCTCAACCTCAGGGATTGCCGCGTCAATTATTAAGGCCGGAATACCGTCGCGCCCGAGCGCCCCGGCCAGGTCCCGCCAAACGTCCGCCTCGGATTGCGCGGCGGTCCAGCGTTCACGGTCCCCGGCGGTGTCCGCCTGTAGTTTGTCCAGGCGCTCGAGCCCTGAGGCCGCGCGCGTTTTGCGTTCCTGAGCGTCGGCCAGTTGCTGCCGAGCGCTGTCAAGGTCACACCGGGCGTGGCTGAGGTCCTCGGCTACACGCTCAACGCTGTTAAGGGTTTCAGCCATTGCGTTGAGCGCGTCCCGGGCCTCGGTGAGGCCGCCCCGGGCCTTTGCCGCGTCGGCGGCCATTGTCTCAAGCTCAGCGGTGAGGTCCGCGGCCTTTTGCTCAGCGGCCTCGGCCCTTGCAATCCGCGCCGCGTGATCCGCCAGGGCGGCGACCGCGTCTATTGCAGCGCGGTGCCCGGCCTCGTCATAAACAAACACCGGCGCCGCGTTGAGCGCGCCGTCGGCCTCGCTGGCATACCGGCGGGTTTCCTCAACGTTCCCGGCGACCGTCTTTGCGGCGGCCTCAGCGGCCGCCAGGTATTCCCGGCGCTGTTCAACGTCAACCCGCCCGGCGTCGGCCTTTGCCTCAGCGGCCGCGAGGGCCTGTTCAAACGACGCGCCCTGTACGTCCTGGCCGCAGGTTTCGCACACCGGCGCCTCGGCCAGCTTGAGGTCGGCGGCCGCGTTGATAGCGTCCGCCGCTATATCCTGAGCCCGCGCCAGGTCCCGGCGGGCCTCAGCGACTACCTCCTCAGCGCCGCGCGCCTGGGCGGTTGCGGCGTCCAGCGCGTCACGTGTCCGGCGCGCCTCAGCGCCGAGCCGTTCAATCTCAAGGCGGTGGGCCTGATAGGCGTCGCGCTCTTTTTCAAAGTTGCTGACAATAACCTCGAGCGCCGGTTTGCCCTCAAGGTCCGCGCGTAATTGCGGCAAGGCGTCGCGCTCACCTAACAGGGCGCCGCGGTTTTCCTTCGCCGCTCTGATCCGCTCGGCCAGGTTGTCGGCCAGGTTTTCAAGGTCCCGGGCCTTGTCCGCCAGCGCGTCGCGTTTAGCCCACGCGGCCGCCCCGGCCTTGTCTTTTTCGGTGAGGTCCGCGACCGTAGCCTCGGCGGTTTTGACGTACGCGGCCAGGTTGTCAACGCGCTCGAGGGCGCTGGCGGTGTCATGCTCAAGCGCGCCCCGGGTTGCAAGCTCAGCCTCAACGCTCTCGAGGCGCCCGCTCAGCGTGTCAATTTCCCGGACCCTGGTCGCGAGGTGATCCTTTGCGGCGGTGTGAAGTTTGGCATACGCCCCGAGGTCCAGGACCCCGGCCAATACCTTTTTACGTTCGGTGGGCCCGGCGCCGGTGAACGCGTCCGCCGCGCCCTGAGCGATCCACGCGCTTTTTAGAAACCCGTCCAAGTCCAGGCGTAAGGTGTTAACGATAACCGCCTGCGTTTGTTTGGCGGTGTCCCCGCTGAGGGATTGCCAGGCGCCGCCGTCCTCAATAGCAAACTCGAGGGAGCTTTTGCCGCGGCCGTTTATATCACGGGAACGGGTGACGCGGTACCGGCGCCCGGCGAGGTCAAAAGTAAACCGGACGCCTCCGGCGCTGGCGCCGCGCTTAACATAGTCGTCGGCGCTGATCCCGCCCTGCGGGCCGTACAACGCAAAAAGCATGGCGGACAATATAGACGATTTCCCGGCGCCGTTCGGGCCGCTGAGCGTAGCCGCCCGGACGCCCTCAAGGTCAAGCTCCAGGGTTGCATAACTGCGGAAGTTTTCCGCGGTGATCCGAACGGGTTTCATACTACGCCCTCCTGTTCCTCGATTAGTTTGCCGAGGGCCGCTAACAGTTTTTCGCGGTCGGGGCCCTCGATTAGTTTGCCGTCAAGGTAGCGGGTCAACGCCTCGAGCGGGCCCGCCGCGTCCGCCAGGGCGGCGTCGCGGATCAGGGCCGGGCGGACAAGCTCAACCTCGGGGCCGACAACCTTAACGGCGCCGTAGCCCGCAAGCTGGCGGACAATCCCGGCCCGGTCAATCCTGGCCGCGTGATCCGCCTCGCCCTTGTATATCAGCCGGACGACGGCGCCGGTGAAGTCCTGCGCCAGTTCCGGCGCCGGGATCGTGGGCGCGCCGTCAAAAACGGGGTCGTCCTGTAATCTGATCGTGATAAACGGCCGGGCCTGCGTCGGGATATATTCAACGCTCACCGGGCCAAACGGCGCCGCCGGGTGACGTTCAAACGCCCATAGCGCGACCGTCTTTTCCTCACCGGCCTCGCCAAAATCAACGCGCTCCGGGCTGCCGCAATAAACCGTGGGCGTTCCTGTAGTTCCTAACGCCTGGCGCCGGTGTATATGCCCGAGCATGATAGCGTCGAAGCCGATCTCCTTGAGGTCCGCCAGCGGTAAAACAGGCTCACCGAAAAACGTGGTCGCCTGTTCCGTTGAGGTTGCCGCGCCGCTAACCGTATGATGGGCGACGAGGATACGCGGGCCGCGGGTCAAACCTTCCCGCAATTCCTGGCGGTCCGCGACGGCCGCCTGAGCGTACAGGCCCCGCGCGGTTTCCATCAGGCCCCGCGCGATCCGGGCGTCCAGTTCGTCGCGGCTGAGGCCGTCCGCGTCCTGAGCGGCGGCAAAGGAACGCGGCACCGCTGGCAGGGTTGCTATCAACGGCGCGCCGCGGTCGGATGCAATCCGGGACGGTGTAGCCTCGCAAAGTAACAGGCGGCCGTCGTCCGGGTCTTTCGGCCTGAGGGTTAAAAGCTCAGGGCGGCCGGACACGTAAACGCCCCGGCTCGGATCGTGGAATATATCAAGCGCGGACGCCCGGCCAGGCGAGGCCGCGGTGTCATGGTTTCCGAGGACTATTAACGCCGGGATCAGCGCGTCGGTTGCAAGGCGCAACCCGGCGGCAAAGGCCCGCAACGCCGTCGGGGACGGCTCACGCGTCCGGGCCAGGTCCCCGGCAAACACTAACAGGTCGACGCCCTCGTGAACGGCGCGGCCGCAAACTTGCAGCCACGTGTCCGCGAAATCCGTAAAGCGGGAATTAAGGCCGCCCTCCTTGTCAACGTTCCCGTGGCTGTAGCCGCTCTCGAGGTGTAAATCCGCCGTGTGCATAACGCGAAACGGGTTAGCTTGCATAATTGCCGCCCTCCTCAGGACCGGGGTCGCCGTCCTCAACGATTTCGCCGTCTATGATTACGCCGTCGTCGTCCTCAGGCTCAACGCTCAGCGGCGCCCGGTGCATATCAGCCGGGGCGGGTCCGCCGGACGCCACCGGGGCCTTGTCCGGGTACAGACTACCCGAGGCCGCGTCACCGCGCTCGGTTAATTGCCGTTGTATTTCCGGGTTTGAATAGTCCGGCTCGAAGTCAATCCGCGGGATCGCCCACGGTTTTTTCAGTTCCTCGGCGGTGTAGGTTGGCCGCAAGGATAGCGCCGCCCGTATCGCGCGGTTATATGCTTTTGATTCAGCCATTGCCCCGGCGTGTTTTTTCAGCCGCAGGGTTTCCTTCCGGATATAGGTCGCTTTTTCCTCAGGCGTTGCCGCCCGCTGATTATTGCCGTAACCGGATTGTAACGTTTCCGCGCGTTCCTCGGCCTCCACGATCTCAACGTCAAGGCGTACCTCCTTATGGCCGATCACCGGTTTGAACGTCCCGTCGGCCAGGCGGATATAACCGACCGCCCTGAATACTTTTCGGTCGGGCTCGTCAACGGTGAACCTTGACCGGTCCGGGTCCCACCGGATACCGGCGGCGTCGCTGATCCTCAGCAACGTGGGCCGGGTCAACGCGCGGCCCTTGCCGCCCGCGGGTTTGTAGGTGTCGACCTCGGCGTTGATTTCTATTTTTTCAACGCGTACTTTATGCCGGTCGCTGATTTCCCTGATATACGTTTCGGTCGGGTACAGGACGAGGAAGCCCTTGTCGGCGTAAGTGCTGAGGCTAACAAGCTCCTGGCCGCGGGCGCCGGTGCCGCGGTATTCAGTACCGGCGGGCGGATCAGCGGGCGCGGTGTCCGGCGGTGGATCTCCGCCGGGCGGGGTTGCCGCCTGATCCGGCGGCGTGGTGGTGGGATTGTCCGGCGGCAATTCGCCGGGGTCCCCGGTCGGGTAGTTCATACTTTCCCTCCTCAGGTTTGCGGGATCACGGCCGCCCCGGCCGCGGGTCCCTTTTATAACAGTTTGAACAGTTGCGAAACGATAACGGCCAGGGCCAGGACGGCCAGGGCTGCCAATATTAACACGCCGAAGCGACGGCTCGTAATGAAACACCGCTCCGCCTCAGGCTTAATCGGTTTGAAGTCCGGGCACCCCGGGCGGGTTTCCGCCAGGGACACCCGCAGGCGTACGTGCCCGCAATCCGGGCAGGCGAGGCGCTTGACCGCGCCGAGCGGATCACCGCCGTCGGGCGCGTAATCCTCAGCGGCCCCGGTGTATCTAACCGACCCGCAGTCTGGATTCTGGCAAGCTAAAACGATCAACGTTCCTCCTCTTTTTTAGTGATCCGGTCCCGGACCTGTTCCGGTGTTAACCGGTTGCGGGCGGCAATAATATCAAGGTCAAACGAGCGCAGGCATGATTCACAAACAAACGCGGCGCGCTTAACTGAATAATAAACCGTACGTTTGCCGCACCGGTCCGGGCACACGTGGCAATTAAACCGCGCGCCCTCAGGTCCGGGGCCGGTGGGGCGCTGATAACTCAACGCTCGGCGCCAGGAACGACGCGGAATATTTCCCGCCACGGCGTACGTAGTTCGGCGGCAATCTTGACCGCCAGCGCCGGGCTCGGGTTACGCTCACCGCTGAGCAACCGCGAAACCGTTGACGGGTTAACGTCAACCGCGCGGGCCAGGTCCCGGACGCCGTAGCCGACCTCGAGCATTAAGTCCCGGAGCGTCCGCGTGTTAACGCGTAACTGGCCGGGCCTTGTAAATCGGGGGTTTGTTTCCTGTTCCATGACTCTCACCTCCTATCGGGTAGCAAAATAAGCGGAGCCGGGCGGGCCCCATTGTAGGGCGCCGGGCCCGACACGACGGCTCCGGGAAACGCGCCAGTTTGCCAGGCGGCCTGCTGAGGCCGGGAAACGGTAAGGTTAAAACCCGGCCCGTTTTGGTCCCTGGCGGGTAGACGCGCAACCCGCAACCGTTCGCACCGGCGGCAGCGCCGGGCGGTTGCATCCGGGCGTGGCGGCCTTTATCCGGCCCTCGTCTGCCTTGAGGGTCCGCCGGTTGAGGCGTTGCAATCGCCCCGGCGGTTTGGCCGTTCGCTCCGTACAGGGTCCTGCGGGCAAGTGCTGGACCCTGTACGCAACGGCGGCCCGGGTAGCGGGGCGGCGGCCGTAAACGCCGCCCCGCCTGTTCCGGTTGCCCGGCGTTGCCGGGCGTCGAATCGTATCAGGCGCGCGGCCCCGCGTCAATATCAAGGTAAACCTCGGCCTCGCTGAGCGTCCCGGAAACTGAGGACCGCAGGGCGGCCTCAGCGTTTGCCGGGCTGATCCCGGCCTCCTCGTCATAATGAGGATGGGCCAGCTTGACAAGGCAGCCGAGGACCTCAGCGGCCCCGATTGCCTCAAAACCGTGTAACCTTTGCGCCTGGCGCTCGTGGCTGCTGGCAATATCCGCGCCCCTGTCCATGCGGTAGTCCTGGCGCGCGGCCCGCTCACCCTCGGCGGCCGGATCACGCTCGGCGCGCGTCCGGTGTTCCTGAGCCTGGCCCGCGCGGTCGCGCTCGTCCGATTCGCGCGCCTCTTTTTGCGCCTTGTTTTCACGGTGCCGGTTGCCCGGCCGCGCGGCCTGATCCTCAGCCGGTACGTCGTCCCGCAGGTATTCCAGGACGCTAACGCGTACAACGTCCGGGCTCGTAGTCAATAGGTCCGCGGATTTAACGCTGTACGTTCGGCCGGTTGCCGCCTCAATAACCATGACGGTCCCGGCCTGGCGGTTATACGATACCGGGTACGCCTCGCGGTATCCGCCCTCGGGTGTTATTGCGTTGAACATAAAAGCCCTCCGGAAAATTAGAGGGCGGGCGCCCGGGTGGCGCCCGCCGTGTTTGGCTGTATTACAGGGCGCCAGAATCGCGCATGGCGGCCTCGCCGCGGTCCTCACCGGCGGCGCAAAAACAAGGCGTCGAGCCGGACCCGTCAACGGTGCCGCCGCAATCCGGGCAAACTTCCGGCTCGGGCTCAATCCGGCCGGTGAAGTGCAGGCGCCAGTTCGCCCCGGCTGCCGAAAACTGAATACTGAGCGTGGCGGGCTCAGCGTCAAACAAGGCGGACAACCGCTGCGCGGCCGCGCCGACGTTTAATAGCTGTTCCATATCAACGCCCCGCTCGATTAGTTCCTCAACGTCCTTGTCCTCAATTTTGTAGACTCTCAACGCTGTACCTCCTGAATACTGGCGCCTTGCCCGTTGCTCCGCGCCGTTGCCTTACGTTGCCAATATACACTTATACTCGGCGGGCGTCCATAATCCTTTAATAAAAAGCGTAGCCACGGCAGGAGACAAAAAAGGCCCGGCGCTGAGGCGGCCGGGCTGAGCTACTATATATATAGGCGGACAAAAAGGCCCCGGCGTGAACCGGGGCCTTTGTTTGCTTTTGGATCAGCCGGGGCGGACCCTTGAGCGCGTGGAGGGCGACCGCGCGTCCCGGGCCTTTAAGGCGTCACCGCGGGCAAAGGTTAAATCGTAATTAACCGAGCAACCTTCCGGCGGCGCCTATCGCGCTATCAGGCATTAAAAGGGCGCCCGCCTTTTCGTCCAGGCGTCCGGCGGCCCTGAGGCCGACCCACGCGGTTTGCGCGGCGCCGAGGGCGTACAGGGTAGCGGTTGCGATCTCGCCCGCGTCGAGGCCCTCAACGGCCCCGCCGTTCAAAGATACGTAAACGCCGACCGCCAGGCAAAGGGCCAGGGTATAAAGGGCCTTTTTCAAGGCCGAGGCCCCGGCGCTTGCCAGGACGGCCACGGCCAGCGGCGCCAGGGCCGCCAGCGTGGTGGTGACTGCTTCCGGTGTTATTTCCAAAGTGAACACCTCCCCTCGGTTGATTAGTAAACCGTGATCGTTACTGAGCGGCGGCCCCATATCCAGGCCGCGTCGCAAGGTAGCCAAACGTCGATAATATTGCCTTGAATCGCGCCGCCGGTATCCGCGGCAATCGCGGCGCCGTAGCCCTCAACGTACACGCTGGACCCGAGCGGGATCACGTACGGGTCGACCGCTATAATGCCGGGCCCGGCCGCTGATCCGTTCGCCGTTGTCCCCTCGAGGCAATAGGCGGTCGCCTCAACCGTGAACGTTACCCCGCCGCCGCTCACCGCTGGCGGTTGCGGCGCGGCCTGTACCTCGGCCCACCGCGTGTCGACCGGCGCGCTATCAGCCACCGCCTGCGCCTTTGCGGCCTCAACGGCTGCCAGGTCCGCGGCTACCTGATCCGCGACCGCCTGCGCCGCCTCAGCGTCCCTGCGGGCCTTGTCCTTTTGATCCGCCAGGCGGGCGGCGGCCAGTTCGACCCGGTCAATCAAAACGGGGACGGCGGCCACGATCCTCGTTACGGCGTACGCGTCAACGCTCACGCCCTCGCTTTTAGGTTGCGCCGTTCCCGCCAGGAACAGGGCCGCAAGGGCGGGCGCGACTAGTATGTATTGGCTCCATCTTTTTATGATTCCTTCCCGGGGCGGCTGAGCCCCTCCGTTTTGCTTATAGGACCGGCCCCGGGCGTTTGGATCTCCGCCGGGACCGTTGCCGCAGGGTATTCTACACCGCGGCCGGTTATCCTTTTACGGTAAATATAAAAGGCTGGCCCGCCTGAGGGCGGGATCGCCGTGGGTTGCATCCCACCGCTCGAGCGTCACCTTAACCCGTACGTATGGCTGCGGCTCAACCTGGCGGATCGTAACCTCGCGGCCGGGAAATTCCAGGCGCGGCAGGGCCCGCTGAGGTACAGGCCGCAAGGCCGTCGAGTCCACGCTGAATTGATCCACGCGAATTGCGTCCAGGTAAAACGAGGCCGCCAGGGCTGCGGGACAACCGCCCGCGTTATTTATTTCGCCGCTGGCAACGATCCGCGCCTTTGCCGCCTCGTACGGCGCCTCCTGTAATATGTAATTTGTCCGGCCGTTTGTTTCGTGGTCGCTAAACTCGGAACGTTCCCGGGTTAGTTTCATAGCGTCCAGCCGCGTCGTGCCGTCGCTTTTGTAAAATTCCAGCGTCATATCAAACAGTTGATAATGATGGATAACCGGGATGCCGTAGCCGGTGTCGGGCGCGTTGCTCACCGTTTTTTGATCCCATTGCAAGGCGGTTAAAAGTCCCGCGGTTATATTGAACATGGGCCCCGTCGCCACGACGTATTTCCTGAGCGTTCCCTTGACCGGGTTAAATTTAAGGGATTTCCCGAGGGCGCCGCGGACGTGATAATCGGCGCTGAGGCCGAGCGTTCCGCCATTTCCTTGCGTAACGTCAAAAGTCCAGCCTGCGGCAACGGCGGCAGCGTCGTCCGCGTAGTCAAACGCCTCGGTATATTTAGGCGTAAGGACCGCGTCGTTGTAATCCCTGATGGGATCAAACCCGCGCATAACAAACGGGCGCCCGGCGCCCGTGTTAGCGTGGCCGTGGCTGGACCTAAACCACCGCGCGCGAAACCCTTTAGTTTCAGCGGGCGGAACGGCGCTGCAAAATATAAACTTCCACACGGCGGCCTTTTCACCGTTGCCTCCGGCGTTCAGGCTGAAATATTCGTTATTGCCCAGCGAGTCACCGTTTCCGTAATAGGCGTCGGGGTACGCGGTGCCGCCTAAAAATTCCAGGCGGCTCCAGTCAAACTCGGCCCGGGGGTTGGTTGCTACCTCTGCCTGATAAAGGTACAGGCCCCACGTCAACCGCTCCGCCCCTTTGTGCAGCAGGTTTTCGTCCAGGCTGCTATCAGTTACAAACGCGCCGGTTTGTAGTGCTTGGATCAGCCGCAAGGCGTCGCCGGGCCCTGAGCGTCCGAGCCAATGCGGCAACGGCCCGGACACGAGGCCGCCGTCCGCGGCCTGCGCCCACGAATAGTTTGACGCCGTCGGGCCTAATACCATAACCCGCGGCGGCAGGCCGTTGACGTTTGACCCCATCAGCGTTGCCGCCGAGCGGTTGTCCGGCAGGTATTCCGACCACGCGACGCCGTCCGCGGACGTTGCAACCTGTACAAACACGTCGGAAACCTGATGGTTTCCAAACACGGCGCCCCAACTTTTAGGAGCCTGAGGCGGGTTTTCACTTGTCATCGTGTCCGTGGCGGCGTCGACTAAAATATCATACAGGGCGGCCGCGCTTATATCGTTGAATTGATAGACGGCCTCAGCCTCCGCCTCGCCGTCCGCGATCCGGATCGTGCCGTCGGGATCGGTTGCGAGGTTAGTAGACTCCACAAGGCGCCCCGGGGCGGGTACGGTTAACACCCTCAACCCGGCGGCCGGGTCCAGGTCCTGCGAATTTCCGTCAAGCTCAGCCATTGCGGGCTCCTTTAGTTTAGCCGACGGCCGAGGCGTCAAGGTCCCCGGCGGTCGGTACGGTTACGGCCTGCACCTTAACCCTGAGGTAAGGCCAGGGCCCGTCGAGCAGGCCGCTGTTAGTTAAATAGGTTGACCCGTCGGACGCCTCGAGGCCAATAGGGCTCCCCACGTCCCACACCTTTGCGCCGTCCTCGGCGGTTGAGTGTTTCGCGCCCTGTACCTGCACCGCGACCACGGCGTCAAGGTTAGACGCGACCGCGATCAGGACGTCCTGCACGTTTGCCCGGGGGACCCACGCGGAATAATGCGCGTCGGTGTCCCTGATTTCCAGGGCGTTAAAAAGGTTTTTTATAAATTCAGACACGACCGAGCCTCCTGTTTTATTTAACCTTTGACAATAGAAAAACGCCCGGCCCGGCGGGGCGGTTGCAAACCCGCTGCCGACGCGGCCAGGCGGCCGCCATCAGTCCGCGCTCCCGACGCCGGGCGCCGGGCCGGAAACTTTAGGCCCTGGCCGCGGACGTATGCACCGCGGCCCTGTATGTAATAAAAAAGCTCGAACGCCGCGTGGTCCCGCCAGTAAATACCGACGAGGCCGTACGGCGCCGGGATCACCTCAAGGCGCGCCCGCTGCTCAGGTTTCAACCCTGAGGCCCGGAACCGGTCGCCGTCCGATTCCTTAACCTCAACCGCGCGGTATATTGGAAGGTCCGCGGCCTCGGAAACCATAAACCCTTGAAAATCCGGGGCGCCGCCTTTATTGAAATAACCGAACAAAAGGGACCGCCCGCGCGACGGGTGTTTGCCGAGGACCTTAAACGGCGGCGGGGTTTTGTACATGGTCCAGCCGCGCGCCTCAAAAAAGGCGGCCGCTGCGGCCTCGCCTGCGTTCCCGTTTGACGGGCGGCGCTTAATCATTTGAGCGTATACCTCCGGGAAACGATCAGGGCGTTTTCAGGATCTCCGCCGCCGGTGTAAATATTGAGCGGGCCGACGTAGCGTTTGCCGCGGGCGTCGGTGACACCGGCCAACGACAAGCTATGAAAATCGTTCGGGCCGGTTATCTCAATAACCTGCCACAGGACCGCTGCGCCGTCGCGGAATATTTCGACGCCGACCTTAAACGGGAATTTCGAGGGCGTGTTCCTCAGCGCCCGGGCCGGTTGAATCAGCAGCCAATAATCGAGGTTGACGTTGCGGGTGTCCGCCTCAGCGACCCACCATTCGTGTTCCGATACCTGTTCCGCGTTTGGCTGTTCCTCGTGCATATCGTCCGCCTCCTCAGGTTGAGCCGTCGCCGTGAACGTGTCGGCCCGCATTTGATTAAGTAACGCGTCGCTAAAACCCGGACAAGCTGAATTAGCGCGGCGCTCCCGGTGTCCCTTTACCTCGTCTCGGGGGATTGTATACCGCCCGGCCTTGTTCCTCAATAGCGGGATCAGCGAGGACCATTGCCGCGGGCTCGGCCCCTGATCCGGTGTAAAGTTTCCGACAACGACTACGGCCCACGCCGTGTAATTTGACGAATCGCCTACGCTGTACGGGTACGCGTCGTCGACCTTGCCGAGTTGAACCTCACCGTCGCCGCCGCCGTTCCCGTTGCATATAACAAGGTTATAAGCGATTTCGCCCCATCCCAAAATTACCGCGTGATAATAACCTATCGAGGCCGCGTTGCCGCTCTCGCTGGCCGTATGATGCACGTCGGCGTGGGTGACAAGGCGCCCGGCGTCGGTTAAACCTGATCCGCCGAGGACCGGCGGCAGGTACGGCCGGGCCAAAAGGTCCCGGCCCTTGTTTGTCTCGAGGAAATGCTCATAACATAGCAGCGCCGCGTTGCGGTTTTTGCGCGGCACGTTTGGCAGCGGTTTGCCGCAACCGGTGACGCGGCACGTGCAACCCTGAGCCCGGGACCTGAAAAAGTTAAAAAGGCGCGTCGATTTTTTCATTTTGTAAGGACCTCCACGAGCGCAATATTGAGGCCCGCGGATAAAGTCAAAAGGGCCAATAATAACTTTATTGAGATAACCGACGACGCGGCCGTTGCAACGTCCCGGACGGCCTCGGGGTCCGCGCCAGGCTGGCACGTAAGCGCCGCAACCTTGCCCTCGTGATAACCGGCGCGGCGCGCGCAGGTTAGCTTAATGGCTACAACGTCCTCGGCTATATCCTCAACCGTTTTTCGGAGGTCCCGAAAATCCTGAGCCGTAATTTCCACACCCGCCTCCTTTTATTGATTAGTTGACCGGGCTATTAAGGCCGGAATATTTTTAACAAGCGCGCCGACCTGCAGTTTGATCTCACCGGTTGAGGTGTCCAGGTCCGTCGCGTAAACGTGCAGGCCCGTCTTGTTATCCAAAAGGGCCGCGGTGTCGATTTCATAAAGGCCGAGGCGTGGCAGCCGGATATTGTCCCACGCCTTGATAAACGCCGCCGGTTGCATACCGGCGCCGGACCTGTAAAAAAGTTCCGCGTACGGCAGGGTTACGGTCCCGGAAACAAACGGGAAACTTTTATATATATCAAGCTGAGCCTGCGCCAGGGCCAGCGCGTTCGCCGCCGTTAAATAGCCTTTGGCTCCGGTTAAATTGAGGTACGCCATTTTGTAGGCGCCGGGGGTGTATTCAGCGCGCGAGGCGGCGTCCCCGACCTCACCGGTCTGCGTTGCGCCGCCGCTGTCCTTATAAGCGTAAAAAATATAATTTATATAATCGTAACTGAGGTCGACCTCGAAGTTAACGCCCGGCCCGTCCAGGACCCAATCAATCGCGTTTCGCGTTCGCGGTTTCCAGTAAGGATAACAGCCGACCTCGTCCGGGCCGTCTATCCCCGGGAATACGCCGTATTCGTTATCGAAAAACGTAACCATATCGTTTAGAATTTCCTCGCTAGTCGCCACGGGCACGTAGTCCCGCCATACCTTATTAGCCGGGCCCGCGGTGCTGATATATTGATCGCTTGAGTTGATCCACGGGCAGGCTTTTAAGGACCCGGCCCACCCGCCGCCGGGGGAGTCAATATAGTCTTTGGCATAACCGACGCCGAAAACGCCCATCACCCATTCCGGAACGAAAAAGTCGCCGCCGCCGTTTTTATTGAACAGTTGCGACCGCGCGTAATTAGCGCAATGGCCCTTAATATTGTAAGCGAGTTCCCCGGCGGCGTTATCAATAGACGGCGCGTCGTCAACGATCCCCTGCCACAGGCGGGTTAATCCGTAATTAATATTTATGGCGTCCTCTTTGCGCGCCGGGTAAACGGTCTCGGCGCCGGGGTCCAGGACGCGGAACGACGCCGTCGCTGATCCGCCGATATCTTTAGTTGAGAATTTCAGGCCCTCGTGGCCGCTGAGGTTGCCGCCATGTTTTTCCCGGAGGCAAAGTTTGCGCCGGGAATTAAAAGCAACCGACCGGGCTGAGCGGTTGAAAATTTCTAGCGAAAACTCCACGCGCTATCCTTGCCACAAAACGCGCGGCGTGTATTTTAGATATTTGAGCGCGACCTGCGATACGTTGTCGGGTGACGCGGAATTAAACGCGTGTAAAACGAGGTTGTTTTTGCCGGGCAATAGAAACTCGAGGTCGCCGGTGTAGCCGTTCCTCAGGCTGGCCGCGTATTGAGGATCGCCGCCGCCCGCACACTCGCAAACCGGGTCGCCGCCGTTGCCGGTGTCGATCAGAATTTCATAATTAGCCACCGGCAGGATCACGCAAAGGCCGCCGCCGTCAAACGGTAACAGCAATATATAATCGACGCAAAAATCCTTCGCCGTTGAGCTTGAGCCGGTAACGCTGAGGCCGAGGTTCGTGTACACAACGGCCGGGTCCGCGTCCGGCGAAAATCCGATCAGCGGCAGGGACACGTCCCCGAGGTTGACAATCTGCCAGGGCGGGCTGCTGGCCGTCCCGTAAATAGTTTTAGTTTCACCATAGCCCCACGTATTACTAGGACCGTCGAAACCGGCCCACCGGATTGCAACGCCGCCGGTGTCTTTACTCTGGACCCTGGCGAATACCTTATAAAGGCCCGCCGCCTTTTCATATATCAGGCGGCCCGGGAATATCTTTTTTTCCACGTTTTTAATAACTGAGTCGACCGGGTTGTAAAATGCCCCGTACCCGTCATGGGTTAGCGACCCTCCGACCGTGTAGCTCGTATCGAAGAAACCCGCAACCGCTGAAATTTGGCGATCAATAATAACCGGCGGGTTATCCATGCCGGTTTTACCTTTGCCGATCCAAAGGCGGTCGGCGGTTGCGGCGTTGCTTATTCGTGCCTTAAAGGTTGCCGGGGCCGTCGTGTCTATATCGTACGCCGTACAAATGAACGGGGCCCTGGCCTGAGGCGCGAGAATTTTCCCGTTGCTGATCGTGCAGTTATCAATGTACACCGTGGGCGTCGTGTTGCCCGGGGTCCGGTCGGTTTGATATTTGAAATGGTCAATGGCGGCAAGGTTAGGCGCTCCGGCCACGGTGTCCGGATCATTAAAATCGAAGAAAATAACCTGCCAGCCGCGGACGAAACAAAAGGCGCCCTGCCCGTGTCCGCCGTACGCCTGCCAGTTATCAGTCGCCCGGCCGATTGTCCATTGCCGGTAGTTTGACGAATCGGACCCGAGGCGGACCGTAACATATTCGTCGGTGTATTCAGGCCCGTCGCGGTATATCCATAAGGACACCCACCCCTCGTTGTCACCGGCGGCCAGGTACGGCGTAAAATCCAGCGCGTAACCGCCGACCCGGTCGCAGGTTGCTGAGGACGAGCCGGACGCGCCCAAAATTTTCCGGCTGTTAGTTCCCCACGCGATCTGGTTCGTATCTTGAAAAGTCCCCGTCCAAACTTCGCTAACGCCGTCGTCGGCCGCGTCCCCTGTAAATATCGTCATGGTTGAGTCGAAGAGGGTCCGGTCGTCCTTTGCGGCGTACGGGTCCGCCAGCAATTCAACCACGTGAGACTGGCGGGCGCCTAACTCAAAAACTTTATCAAACACGGGCTCCGTAAATGATAGGTACGTTTCAAAATACACGTCCTCGAGGGTCGTGTCCGGGTCCGGGTTGTAGGTTAACGTATTGCGTTCGGCCTGCAGCTCAGCGTTGAGCGTAGCGGCCAGGGCCGCGAGGTCCGCCTTGTCACCGTCCGGGGCCTTGAGGAAAAAGGGAATCGAAATTATCAGCGGCTCGTAATCGCCCGAGCCTGGCCTGATCCCGCGGCGCCGTTTACGCTCACCGGCCGCGGTGAGTTTCGGCGCCGGGATTTTGAAACCGTCCGCGATCCGGGTATTGACCCCGTCGTTAAAATCAAAATCGCCTAAAAGTATTTTAGCCCTCGCCATTGTCTAGCTCCTTTTGACCCGGTACCGCGTCAACGTTGCGCCCTGCTCAGCGGCGGCCTCCTGGCCCAACGCCTCGAGGCGGTCGTCAACCGTTACGGTGATTAGATTATCAAGGCGGCCCTCGTCAACCTTGACCGCTATTTCCAGGCGGCCGCCGTTTGGATCTCCGCCCGCTGATCCTGAGGCGCCGCCTGCAACCCCGGCACCGGATACCGCGGCGGCCAGCTTGAGCCCGCCGCCAGGACCGCCGCCGAGCGCCGCGCCGATCTGGCCGGTGACGTCCGCCAGGACGCCGCCGAGGTTGCCTTTGCTTTTTGCAATACCGGCGCCGAGCAGGTTAATAATAGATTGACCGGAATAAAACGGGTTGCCTTTGCCGCTCAGCGGTCCAGTTTTGGCCGGGCTAAACGGGAGGTGATCCGTAACGGTTGAGGCGACGCCGCTCATGGTATCCCCGAGCGATCCTAGCATCCCGGTTATGCCGTCGATCAACCCCTGAATTATCCGCGTTCCTGAATCGTACAAAAGGCTGCCGAGGTCCCCGAGGGCGCCGGTGACTTGCCCGGGGATACCTGACACGACGCCGATCATGCTGCCGACGGCGCCGGACACCGCGCCGACGATCCCATTCCAGGCGCCGGAAATAACGCCGGATATTGCGCCCATTGCGCCGCTGATAATCCCGACGGCCGCGTTCCAACCGGCGGAAATTACACCGGACACCGCGGAAATAGCGCCGGACACGAGGCCCGTTATGAAACCCCACGCCGCGCCTATTATTGAGGTGATCGCGCTCCAAACGGCGCCGGTTACGGCGGTAACAACGCCCCACGCGCCGGACACTATAGCGAGGACCATTTGAACGTGAGCGGTTATTAGCGCGACTATGAACGCCCAAACGGCGGACAATACACCGGTAAACGCGGACCACGCCGCGCCGAGGGCGGCGGGCAAGTTTTGGAAAACGCCTATCAGCCATCCGGCAAAGGCCAGCAAGGCGCCGTACACGGTCCCCACCACGGCTGATACAACGAGCCAAACCTCAGTTAACCCGCGCAACGCGAGGGCGATTATATTTATTGCAACGCCTAACAGGGCGAACGCGACCATAACGATTGCGCCGATCACTATTGCCGCGCCCTCAAATGCCGGTTTCATGTTTTGGAATATCTCAATAATATTGTCAATTATCGGGCGGAATTGCTCCGCCGCGTCCTTAACGTTTGAAACAAAAACATCAATCGCGGCCTGCACCGCCGGGTTATTCCAGGCGGCCTGCACCTTGTCGACGAACGCCTCAATATGCCCGCGGACGGTTTCAATAATTCCCATTATTGTCTCAACCTGGCCCGGGTCCATCAGCGTTGCAAGGCCGCCCTCGAGGCCGCCCGCGCTGAAACCCTGTATAAAGTTATCAAGCTTCGCAAAGGCGGCGACCACGGCCGAGGTTGCGGCCTCAGCCGCGGGCGCCAGCTTTTCCCCGATCTCAATTCCTAAAACCGTTACGTTTGCCTTGATCTTGTCAACCTGTACCTGCAGGCCCTCGCTCATTTTGCCGAACGCCTGATCCGTAGCGCCCGCGCTGTTCGCCATTGCGTCCAGCATTTGAGAAAACCGGTCGCCGCCTGATCCGGTGAGCGCCAGCGCCGCCGACCCGGCCTCAACCGATCCGAATAATTCGTTAAGGCCGACGCCGCTCTCGCTGGCGCTGGCCTCTAATAGCTTGAGCGCGTCCTGCACGTTGCCGCCGCCCGCGATAAAGTCTTTGAACGATTGCCCGCTTACCTGCTGGAATTTTTCCCCGACCTCAGTTGACGAGTCGCCTAATTCGACGAACATTTGGCGGAGTTGCGTTGTAGCCACGGACGTGGGGACGCCCTGAGCCGTCATGGCGGCCAGGGCGGCGGTGACGTCCCCGAACTGTACGCCGAGGGACGCGGCCACGGGGTTGACGTTGAACAGGCTCTTTGATAATTCCTCGAAGGTCGTGCCGCCCTTTGTTACGGCGGTGAACATTAAATCAGACGCCTGCTCGGCGCTGAGGGTCGACGCGCCGTACGCGTTAACGGTTGAGGTGATCCCGTCGACGGCGGTTTCTAATTCAACGGCGCCGCCGCGCGCGGCCTTTTGCGCGGTTTCCAGGAACGTAAAAACGTTGTCGGCCGGGACGCCTTTGCTCAAGGACTGATAAAGGGCGGGGATCACCTTGTCGGGCAAAACGCCGAACTCGGTTGAAAAACTTTTGACCTGATCGTTCATTTGCCCCATAGCGCCGTCGCTGATCCCCGGCAGCAGGGTAAAAACTTCGTTCATTCCGGTTTCAAAGTTTTTGAACGCGTTAAGACTGAGGGCGGCGCCGCCTATCATAGCCGCGCCGATTCCGACGGCCGCCAGGCCCGCGCCCTTGAGCAGCGGGCCAAACTTGCCACCGGCGCCTGCGAGCTTAGTATCAAAGGCGGCGGTATCAAGGCCCAAAACCGCGGACAATTCTCCCACGTTAAGACTCAATACCGCCGCCTCCTTTTAGCTTATAACGTTGCCAGAAAATAACGCTCACCGGCAACCGGGTCGCTTATCACGTCCGCGCCGCCGTCCATCGCCTCAAGCTCACCCTGCCAGCGGGACCACGGGCCGAGGCCCCGCAACAGAACAAGAAACCGCCGGAACGTTACCGCCTTAACCGCCTCGCAAAGGTCCAGGTTATACTCGCGTTGAAAATCCGCCTCAATAAATGCCCATTTATTGAATATCAGGCGGACAACCCGGTCGCCTCGCTCGGGGTCGTCGGCGCGTTTCCCTCAGCGTCCGGGTCCGCGCTTGGAAGGTCAACCCCGGCCCTGGCCGCGTATTCCACGATCAGGTCCATCAGGATCACCGCCAGGCGGTCGGTGCTGAGCCCTTTGTCGGTCCAGGCGGTCAACGTGTCCGCCGGGACAATATCGGCGGCCAGGTCAAACACCTCGGCCTCGCTGAGGTCCTCGCGGGCCCGTCCCTCTACATTCCAGCGGGCGACCTTGAGAGTCACCGCCGCGGGCAATACCGCGGGCAGGGTCCAGTCCTTGCCATACAGGCGCCGGATCAGCGGCTCCGCCTTTTCCTCAGCGAACGCCGCGTCGTAGTCCTTAAAGTTGCTGCGCCCTCCGGGGATCACTTAGGACCACGCTCCTGAGCGCGTTAACGTTGTTTCCCAGTCCGCCAGGTCGTCGCGCTCACCGCCGCCGGGTACAACGTCCGCGCTGAACAGCGCGACCTTGACCGTACCGCCGGGCGTTGTTACCCGGTGCTGCTTGAGGCTGTCATCGCCCACCGCGTCCGCCAGCGCCTCGAGGGCCTCCTGGCCGGGATCACGGTCGCCGTTGTCCGGGTCCTCAAGATATTTCCCGCTGAGCGTTAGCTCGTAGGAACGCGACGCGACGACGTGTTCGTCAATTCCGGCGCTGTCAAAATCACCGGCGTCGGCGTCCTTTTTTCCCGGTTTTGGCTTAAACGAGGTTACGCCTTTGATCTCAACCCACACGGGAACGGCTATCGTTCCGGTGTTGATTTCAAAGGTCCAGCCGCGCGCCAATACTTTTTTAACCGTCATGCTTTTCCGCCTCCTTTATGTTTCCCTGTTCGTTGACGCCGCGACCTTGACGTGTAGCGAATAATTCAAAGTCCAGCGCGCCCGGCCGTTATCGTCCAGGCCAATTAACACCGGCGCCGTTTGTAGCGCCTTGCAATATACAACGTCGGCCTCGGCGTCCCCGCCGGGGTCCATGACGGTATATTCCAAACCCTGCAATACATCATAAATTTGAACGGCCAGGGCGTAACCTAGCTGCGGCACCCCGGCTGCTGAGCGCGTCATAACTTGCACCCGCGGCTCGTCATAACCGAACGTCGCGGCTCCTGAAAAGTCCGCGCCGCCGTACGGTGAAAACACGGCGGCCAGGTCCGGCGCCTCAGGCATGGCAACGATAAACGCGTTACCACCCGCCTCGTCCGGCTGATAATCAACGAGGCCGAGGCCGGTGCAATAGCGCGCAACCGCGACCGCGATCACGGTATCCTCGCCTGCATCCGTACGGCCAGGGCGCGGTTAAACTGGCCGCCCGCCCATTCCGTTAACGTAAGCTCGAGCCATTTTGCGCGGCGCCCGGCGTCGTGCTGCCACGTCAATTCTTCGTGTTGGCGGCGGGCGTACGGCGTATCGTAGAAAACAACCGCGTACAGGCCCTCGGGTTGAACGTCCCCGGACGCCTCAAGGTCGTGAACCTCAATCGGTACCGACCGGTTTGCATCCTCAAGGAACGCCTCCGCAACGTCCGCGACGGCGCCCGCGGCGGCCTGATGGACAATAGCCGCTGCAATAGCCCGCCGGTCAAACCGCCAATTCACACTCGCGCCGCCGTTCATCCTAGAATCACCTCGCGGTGGTGGGCCTGGCCCGGTACGTTTTGCGGCAATTCTTCGAGGACCCTGTACACCCGGTCGCCGTACGTCACCCGGGAATTAAGCGGGGACGCCGGGGCGTCCGGCCTCAGGAAAACCGTGGCGCTTGAGACAACCTCGGAGCCGTCCGCGGTGTTCACGATCCGGCGGCGGCCCTCAAAACGGCAGGGCAGGTCCTCAACCTCAGCCCCGTAAATCGGGCCGTTACCGCCCGCGCCCTCGTACGGCTCGAGCGCGATCCGATCAGTCATAACGGCGGACGATATCACGCGGCGGGCTGGCCCAAAAGGCCGTGGCGGATTAAGGCGGCCCGGGCCCGCGGCGCCAGCCGTGGAGCCCGGGGCCCTGAATAATTCCCCACGCTGATCTGAGCCCCGGCCAGGCCGTCGATATCATTCGCCTCGCCGGTTTCGGCCCACGCCTCAACCTGAGCGCAAACCGCGTCGTTAAGGTCCTGCAATAGGTCCGCGTCAGTAGGCAGGCCGGTGTCGTCGTCGGTGTCATACGCCGCGGTTATCACGCTATCGATTAACTCGGTTGCGCGTAATATCAACCGCGTGGCGGCCGCCGGGGCGTCCTGGCCGGTCCAGGCCGCAACGTCCTCGGGCGCGGCGTAAGGTTCAACGGCGGCCATTACTTTTTGCCCTTGCCTTTTGCCGGGGCCTTTGCCTCAGCCTCGGCGGCCTGATCCCCTTTAGGCTCAGGCGGCGGCGCGGGCGGATCAACGGGCTCGTCGATTTCCTCAGCGCCAGGCACCGGCGGCACCCCGCGCGGGCTGTAATACGGCGTTCCCGATTTCAGTTTGTACCATTTCCCCGCCATGCTTACACGCCGACCCTGTATACACGATAGTCGCCGGTCATACCGGTTTCGGCGTCAACGTGAATCGTGCCGTCGGCCTGAGCAAACCGGCCGGATTCAAGCGCGATCAGCGCCACGGCGTCCTGCGCCAGCGGGACCACGAGGTCGCCCTGGCCCGCCTGCGGCGCGGGCGGGTTTTCCCCGGCCTTAACGGTGAAGTCCTTTTCACCGGCGGTCGTGTTTGTTACCTCTATGAACAGGCCCTGCGTGTCCGAGGCGGGAATGATACCCACGTCGGCGTCCGCGATATCCGCCAGGACACCGGCGGCGGGCTGAGAGGTTGCGGCGTTTGCCGCGATTTCCGTAATTGTCAAAGTTACGTCGGCCATGCTTAATACCTCGTTTCGTGGTGGTGGTTAATGTTTACCGGCGGCCGCGGCCGCGCGGTTTGTCCTCAGGTACCGGGTCCGGCTCAGTTGAGGCGGCCGGGTCCTGATCCGCGCCATCATCCTCACCGGCGCCGTCGTCCTGGCCGTCCTTGTCCGGATTTCCTTCGCCCGGGTCCTGATCCTCAGCGTTGCCGGTTTCCGGGTCCTCGTCCCCGTTGTCCTCAGGGTCCGGATCGGCCGCGCCGGTTGTCACCGTTGCAACGCGTTCGGTTTTCCGGTCCGGGGTCCGGCGTGATCCCTTGCCGACGGCCTTGTATACCGGCCGGTCGTCGGGGTCGCGTTCCTCGGCCATCCTCTTTGCCTGAGCGGTCCCGGCCTCAACCTCCCAAACAAGGCCGGTCGACAGGTTCTTGAACTTAATCGTTTCAACCTTTGCCACGGGGTCCCTCCCTCAGTTTGATATTAAAAAGGGCCCCGGCCCGCGCCGCTCTTTGCGTTGACGCGGCCGGGGCCCTGTATTTCCGCCTTTACCGAGGTCGAGCTATTAGCTCTTGTCGGCGGTGAGGACGGCGATCCCGTCCGGGCGAACGAGCTTCCCGCCGTAAAGGTGCAGGCCCTTGACCGCGTCGGAAAATCCCTTTTCCGGGCGGTATGCCTCAACCTTGTTGATCTGCTCCGCGTACGTGATCGCGCCGGGGTATCCGGCTATGATCTTGTACAGGGCCCCGGCGGTGTTCGGGGTGTTATGCGATACCAGGACGCGGAAACCGGCGGCCTCCCCGACCTCACCGTTGCGGAGAATCTGCTCCGCCTGGCTTGAGCCGGTTTTGACAAAACGGTCGTCTTTGCGTAGCAACCCGTGGAACCATCCCGGCACCGAAACCCAACGGTTTCCCGTGGGGATTTTGGCATCGGTTAACATGACGTCCAGGTCGACAAGGTATTCGTACGCGTCCGCCTTCGTGGGAACGATAGGCGTTACGTCGTCCCCGATTGTGTTCCCGCCAGCCACGCCAGTGTACAGGGCGGCGAGGAACTGATCGGCCACGTCCCTCAGGCCGTAACCCGCCTCGTTCATAGCGGCGGCCATGACCTTTGGCGAGGTCTGCGCGGCGTCAACGTCCTTGACCTTGAAGTTAAACGCCTTCGCCTGAGTTATGACGAGGTTTGTCTGCGCGTCGTTGAGCTGTTCCGGATCGGGGAACGTGTCCTCGTCATAATCAAAGATTGTGACGGGGCCGATAGAATTGATATGGACGGTGTCGCCCTTTTCCTGAATCTCGCCCTCGTAGTCACGATTGACGACACCCTCCTGCGCGAAAACGAGGTTCTTTTGCAGGTTGACGAGAAGCTCTTTCGACCATATCTCTGGCACAAAATTGTCGATTGACACGGTGGACCTCCTTTGATACCTTTTGCGGTTTTGTAGTGTAGCCCTCGCGCCTATTTAACGCCCGTCGGCGGCCTCTGGCGAGGCGGCTATTCTACTTCGAGCCCTGGCGGGCTCCCCGCGGGTCCTGTTTAATGCCTTGACCCGGTAAAGGAGGCAGGTTGCGCCGGTGTTACCTCGGAACATACACGAGCGAAAAATAAAAGTCAATGGTATTTCACCCTGATATTAAAACGGGCCCCGGACGGCTAAACCGAACCGGGGCCCGTGATCCTGCCAGGGCGGGCGCTATTTTATTAAGCCTTTGGCGCTCTGCTCCATGATTTCCTCGCGGTGTTCGGCGTATTCTTCGGCGGTCAGTTTGTCAATTTCCCCGCGGGTCCACACCTTGCCGCCGCCGCCGCCGCCGAGTTCCTTGCCGGACGCGCCAGGCGCGCCAGCGCCCGGGGCCGCCTTAAATTCCGGGGCCTCCTTGAGCGCCGCGTCGATTGCGGCCTGTACCTGATCCGGATCGGGCTCCCCGTCCTCGTCTACCTTAACGTCGCTGAGGTCCACTAGCCTCAGGAACGTCGGCAGGCGTTTGCCGGTGACACCGGCGGCCAGGGCGGCAACCTTCGCCTCGGCTGATACGGCGCGCCGTTCCGCGGCGGTTGAGACTTCGGCCAGGCGGGCCTCCGCCTGTTCCTTTTCGAGCTTCAGTTTTTCGGTTTCTTCCATGCCCGCCTTTTTCTGAGCGTCCTCGAGGCGGCTCTTAAATTCCCGCTCGAGGCGGGCGACGCGCTTGCCGATCTTTGCCTCAACCTCGGCCGCGGTGAAGGTCCGGCCAGGTTTGCCCTCGTCCCCGTCCTCACCTTCCGGCGGGTCCTGATCTTCGCCGCCCTCGGGCGGGTCCTGATCTTCCGGCGGGTCCTCGTCCTCACCGGACCCGCCAGCGATAGGCGGATAGAAAACCCCGTCAATCCAAAAACCGGCGCTGCTTTTCATACTGTCCCTCCTCTTTTCGATTGCAAAATTTAGCGGCCCTTTTTCTTCGCCCTGGCGATCTGGCGCTTGAGCCGTTTGCGTTCCTTTTCCAGGTCCCGCAATAGTTCGGCCTTTTGTTTAAGCTCCGGCGTCGCGGCTGAAATAGGCGCCGCGGGCGCTTTAGGTACCGCCGGGATCGGCGCCGGTTTCTTGACGGCGGGCGACCTGGCGGCGGCGGGTTTCTTCACCGGTACCGGTTTCGGTTTTGCGGCCGGTTTAGGTTTCGCCGCTGGCGCCGGTTTAGGTTTTTTAGGAACAGGCGCCGCCGGGCGCGCTGGCGCCTTTGCTTTTGGCGGTTTGACCTTAACAAAACGCGGGTCGATTTGTTCACGGTAGCGCAGGCGCTTCCGGCCGTTCGCGTCTACAAACTTTCGCAGGTCCGCCTGAGCGGTCCGCAGCCGTACCTTTTTCGCGGCGAGGCGCTTGACACCTTCCGGCGACGGGTCCACGGCGTTTGCCGCGTCCTGGCCGACGATTTCCTTTTTCCAGCGGCGGACCCGGCGCTCGAGGGCCCGCTGGCGCTGGCGCTCTTTGTCACCCTCAGGATCAGCGGTCGACGTAAACTTACGCGTTACCCCGGGAATATACGGCCGGGCGTCGTGGCGGCAATTACAATGGAACAGGCCCGCCGCCTTTGCTTCGGCCAGCGTCCCGGACACCCTGAAACCGCGATCTAACGTGCCGCGGGTTGAGCCTGAAATACTTAAAACTTTGCCCTCCCACGGGCGGCATATACCACACTCCTCCGGCGCGTCCGAAATAATTACAAGGTCCCGGCCCTCCTGCTGATAGCGCCCCATCCGGCCGTCAATAAAGGCCCGCGAGGCGCCGGTCCGGGTAGCGGTTTCGACGTAGCTTACAAGGTCCCACGCCCGCCCCGCGGTGTCAACGAATCCGGTTATACCTTTTGCGGCGAAACGGTCCAGCGCCTTTTGGGAAGCAACGCGCCGGGTTGATACGCCCGCCAGTTGATCCGCCAGGGCGCCATCCGCAATTATTGAGCGGTACCCGTCCAGGGCCGACCGCAATATTTGAAGGTGGGTGGAGCTTACGGCGGTAACGGTTTCGGTGACAAGCGCCTCGAGGGCGTGAACGTTGCTGCCAATAAAAGAGTAACCCGGCGCCCCGGCGACGCCGCTCTCAACCTGCGCGGCGGCGTAGCCCTTGCGCCTGGCCTCGGTTAGCGCCTGGCGGATCGCGTCCGGGGTTTGTTCATTAAGGCCCGCGAGTTGCGCGTTGATCTCACGCCTGAGCGCGGACGTTTGCGCCAGCTTTTCCTCGGCCCATGACGGCGTCGGCAGGCCCTTGAGCGCGCGCCGGGCGACGGTGTCAATCATGGTCGCCTCGGCGTTTGCATAAATATCCACAACGCCCTGAGCGATCCGCGCGGCGGTTTCAGGATCAGCGGCGGCCACGCGCTATACCGGCAACCCGTCCGGGTTCATAACCTCAAGGCCCTCCTCGGCCCTGATCCGCGCGGCCTCAGCGGCTACCTCGTCCTCGCCCCATTCCGGGTTTACCATCCTGATCCGGGTTTCTATTGAGGCGGCCTGCGCGCGCTTGAGCAGGTCCACGGTTTCCGCGGTTGCGCGCGGGCTCTCGGTCTTGTCCTCGCCGTATTGTAGCCGGGGCCGGAACGGCTCAACCGTCCGCGCGAAAATATTTGATTCAATTTCCAAAAGGGCGCGCAAGATAGCCTCGACCGGCGCCTTGAAATAGCGCTGTTTTTTTCCGGTTGTCCTGTAGGTCGTCTGCTCCCTCAACCGCAGCGCGGTACCGCTCTCGGCCTGGCCGTCAAGCTGTAGCCCGAACGTTTGCGGGCTGTACCTGGCCGCCTGCACGATCCGCGTTATCAGCGCGAGGGCGGTTTCCCCGTGTTCCGCGGTCCTGAGCTTAAACTCGACCGGGCTGATTCCGGCCTTTTCCCTGGCCGCCGGGTCCATCTCAAGCGGGACAAACACCTCGCGGTCGACGTCAAAATCCGCCCCGGCGCCGCGTCCGGCCCGGTCCACGAATTCGCTCGGGACAATAATTCGCGCCTGGCCGAGGCGTATATCCCGCAGCCACGACGTGAACGTTTCATTTAACGCCGTCATCAACGTTTCGGCGCCCGCGGTGTCCGGACGTCCGGCGGGTAAACTGCGGTGGCGGCGGTTTGGCAGGGCGTTTGGAATATACCGGACCAAAAGGCCGGACGCCCACGGGGTCGGGATCTCGTCCGCCAGGCCCGCGGTTGCATCCTCAGCGGTTAACGCTATCTTAACGCCGAGGGCGTCCCGGCTGCCGCTGTATAGGCCGTGGTAAATTACGCCGGGCTCGTGCCGCTCAAGGTGCCGGACGACGCGCCCGTTTTCATTCCGGATCACTTCCCAAAGGGTAACGGCTACGAGGTGCCCGTATCTAAAATCGGGGACGGCGTAATCGGGTTGTACAACCGACAGGACCGGCGCGTCGCTGGCGGCCGTGTCCCATCCCGCCCTGAGGTACACGCCGCCGAGGGCGCTGGCGATTTCCGCCGCCTCTAATAGCGTTGACGTGATCCCCTCGTCGCTGAGCATTTCCTCGAGCCGGTCCTGAGCGGCGGTCGCGCCGGACCCTGGCCCGCTGGCGCCCGCGGTTTCCCCGTTTGCCGCAGCAACGGCGGCGGCCTCTTTTGAGTTCATGGCCTCGGGGATAACAAAAGACGGCTCCGCGCCAAACAAAAGGTCGGCGGACGTTGCGGCAATATCCCCGGCAATCGGGACCGACACCGCGTGGCGGGTTGTATCCCGGGGCGCGGCGGCTCCGCTCTTTTTGCGGCCGCGGACCGCTGAGGTGATCCGGTTGCCGATTGTATTGCTGGCCGGGGTTGCCTTGTTATAAAAGAGTTGCAAAAGGTCCGCGTCGTCCGCGTACCAGGCGGCCGCCTTTTCGACGTCGTCCTGAATTGCCGCCCATTTTTTTGGCGGCCACGGTGTTTTCGGTTTGTAGTCTAGCGGCATTGTCCGGCTCCTTTGTTTGAATTTTTAGGCGGCGACCCTGAGGTCCCACCGCCGCCAAACGTTACGCGTTCCGCGGACCCCGTACCTGAGCGCGTCCGGCCCGTGGTCGTTTTCTTTTAGCGGTTTATCCTCGCCTAACTTTTGCGCCTTCGGGTCCCAAACATAGCCCGGCATTTCGTCAATCAATCCGACGCAGCTCTCGTGTATCTTGAGCCGGGACCCGGCCAGCAGCGAGGCCGTATCCCTGAGCCCGTCCAGGACGGTGTTATCGGCGCCGGTTACGCCGCGCCAGCCGTCCTCGTATAGCTGAGCAATAAAGGACGCGGCGGACGGGTCGACTAAAACGCGCTCCGGATCTCCGGCGCCGGGCAAGTCCCCGGCCTGCTTGTCCAGCCACGCCCCGAGGCGTTTGGCATACTGGCCGTCGGTTAATTGCTTACGTTCCGCCCGGCTATCCCACCGCCATTCTCTCGCAACGTATAGGCGGTCGTCAACGCCCTCGCCTATCAATAGCGCCACGAACGGGTTCACCGTCCCGTAATCTATAGCAACCCACCACCGGTTGATAGTCGGCAGTTCCGAGACAACCTGAGGCCCGGTCGGATCAAACATATCATAAACGGCGCCCTCCGCTAACACCCACCGGCCCTCTATCAAACGTAAATACCACAGGCCGGTAAACTCTGCGGCCAGGGCGTCGACGTACGCTTGAGACAAGGTCGGATTATCGGCCAGGCGGAAACTAAACCGGGCCAGGTCCAGGAGGCCCTCGCCGTCCGGGCGCTCAATCTTGCCCTCGCCGGTGAGGTGAACGGCGGCGCGGTCCAGGTAGTCGGTCAAAAGATAATGGTTCGGGCCCTCAGGGTTTGACGTCCCGAACAGGCTGGCGCCGGTAACGCTGAGGCGGGACAATGCCATTGTAAAAAAAGACTCGGGCCAGCGGCCGACCTCGTCCCCGTATATTCCGGCGGCGGTTGCGCCCGCGATCTTGTCCGCGGCCCGCTCGTCGTTAGCGCCCGCCAGGTAAAACCTGCGGCCAAAAATACGCCCCTCGCCCTCGCCGCGGTTGAGCGTGAAACGCTGGCGGCCGAGGGTTGCGCTCAGCGGGTTAAGGACGTTTCGCGTTAAGGTCCGCTCGGTTTTGCCTATCATAAACAGGTCGCCCTCCGGGGCGGTCCGCGCGTATTCCATCCACCGGATCAGCGACGCCGTTGTCTTTGAGGACCGGACGGCGCCCTCCCAAATATTCAGGCGGCGCGTTGCAAGCTCAACCGAGGCGGAGGCTTTTCCCTGTAGCGTTTCAATTTTCACGGTTTGCCGCCCTGGCCTTTACCTTTGCCCGGTCCCTTTTTCTTTGCCGGTTTTTTCTTTGCCCGGAACGGCGCGCGGGCCTTGCCATTCCCGTTGCCGCCGTTACCGTTCCCACCGTTCCCGTTGCCGGTACCGCCAGCGGCCTCGAGCGCCTTAACGCCTGGCCCTTTTTTCCCGGCTATATAAACGTCGACGTCGTTGTAGTCCCCGGGATCGTCCACGCGCCGCTGGCGCCAGCGATCCGGTTGCCTGTTATTGAGCCACGCGAGGGCGGCCGTAGTGTCCGCCGCAATATGCTTTTTCTTTTTCTTAACGTAGCGGGCCTCGACGTCCCGTGTAACCTCACCGGTTGTCGGGTTGACGATCTCAACGACGGGGCCCTCAACCGTTACCTCCTCAATTTCATAACCGCGGGCGCGGTTATAAAGTGCATCCTCAACGAGGGAGTCGGCCAGGTTGCGGCCGTGTTTGTCCATTGCTTCGACTAGGTCCGGATACTTGCCGCGCCAAACGTACAGGGTTTTTCGGCTGATCCCGAGTTCGGCGGCTATTTCCTCAGCGGTTAACCCGTTGCGCGCCATCCACTTGACGAGTTGCGGAGTCATGGTTGGATCGTATTTTGTAGCGTACGCCACGGCCTCAGCCGTCCTCGTTGAACGGGCCCTCCGCGGTCAAACCTGTTAGCTTTTCCCACCGCGCCTTTATTACGTCGCAATAGCCCGGCTCGATTTCCAGGGCGTAGCACGTCCGGCCGGTTTGCTCAGCGGCCAGCAGGCCGGACCCGGACCCGCAAAAGGGATCGAGGACAACGGAGCCGACGGCGGTGAATTGCTCAAAAGTCCAGGCGGCGAGGGCGATAGGTTTCTGCGTCGGGTGAACGCGGGCCGCGTCCTTTTCACTTGCCCGCAGCATACCATTCCAGCGGTGCCGGAACAGGCGGGCCGCCGTTTGCTGATTCGTCCACGCCATCTCAACGTCCGCGAAATTCCCGGTGTTTTGTTTGTCCCATACAATCCAGCAGGCCGAGGCGGGCAAGGCGTCCGCGTAAAACTGGCCGCCCCAAAATATCAGGACCGCCTCCGGCGCAACGGCCAGGCAGGCGGCGTAAGATTTCAACGCGGTGTCGGTTGTATCGTCCCCGGTTATCGGCAGGTACCTTTGCGCCTTGTAAGTCCTGGCGGCCGCGCGGTTGCTTTTCTTTAGGCCGAAGTTAGGTTGCCCGCCGCCGCCCACGCGTCCCTTGCGTTTTGATCCGAGCGGTGAATCGTTCCCGACCTTGCCGCGCCGGGCGCCGCCTGATCCGAGGCGCGGGTCCTCAGCGGCGGTCGGCGGAACGTTCGGACGTTTGGCCCATCCCGAGCCGATAATGTTTACGCCGTACGGCGGGTCGGCGTATACAAGCGCCGGGACCGCCCCGGCCAGGACGCGCTCGAGGTCCACGGTTTCGGTTGAGTTGCCGCAATACAGGACGTGGCGCCCGAGGCGGTAAAGGTCCCCGGGTTTTGTCACCGGCTCAACCGGTACCGGCGGCTCGTCATCGTCCCCGTGGATCACGCGGGACCCGTCCTCGATTGCCGCCGTCTTTAAGTCCTTAAAGGTTTTAGGATCAAACCCGGTTAGCGCGATATCAAACCCGGCCAGCTCCACGTCGCTGAGCATCCCCGCCAGGCCGGGCACGTCAACCTCCGCTAGTTCCGCGATCCGGTTATCAGCTACGAGGTCCGCGTGTTCCGCGGCCTCAGTCTCGTAGTCCTGAAAATCAACCGGCGCGTCGGTTTCCCCGTTGATCCTGGCGGCCTCGAGGCGGGCGTGTCCGCGGACAATAAACCCGGAGCGGTTGCTCACCGTGATCGGCGCGCGCCAGCCTTGCGCCTTGATTATTTTGCTCAGCAGGTCCAGTTGCTGCTCGGGGTGTTTGTTCGGGTTGCGCGGGTTCGGGGTTATTGTCTCAAGCTCGGCCAGCTTATCAAACGCGCAATAAACGGGCGTACCCTGAGCGGTTGACGCCGGGCGGCGCGCCCGCGTCATGCCAGGTCGACCCGGACAAAAGGCGGCGGGGTTGCAACCTGTAGGACCGGCAAAGGCAAAAGGCCGGGCAAGGTTACAACGGGCGCCGGATCAGCGGCCTCGGTGTAGTGATCCTCGGGCGCGTTCATTCCTGCGGCCCGCGGTCAAGGGTTACGCGGATCGCCGGGCAGGGAAATTCCAGGACGCCGACCGGCGGGGTTGATAGGCCGCCGGATAACTTCACCTCGGCGCCGTCCGCGGCTACACCATAAACGCTGGCGCTGATCTCAACGCGGATAGTTTCAAACGGGCGGAGCGTTTCCGGAACCTCAGGCAAGGCGGCCCTCCTTGTTACGTTGCGGGGTTTGGCCGGTGCCGCGCTCCGCCCCTGGCCGACCGCGGGCTGAATTCGCGGGGACAAGGGAAGCAGCGCGGCACCTTGACCGGGATATTATTCGAGGTCGGGCCGCGTTGTCAATAACGCGGCCCGGTTGCCGTTATCACTTGTCGGGGTCCACACGAGTGATAATCCCCTGGTAAGGCCGCCAGGATTGCCCGGACGTCCACGCGTCCGCCAGGCTCTCGAGGGCCTCGGCCAGGGTTGCACCGTCCGCGACTAGCGCGGCCAGGCACGTATAACCGACGATCCGTTGAACGCCCGCGCGGTGTAGCTCAGCGTCAATCGCGCGCCGGTATCCGCCGGACGCCTGGCGCCGTGGCAAGGTAGCGGCCAGGGAACGCCACGCCTCCTCGCGTAACGTCATCGCCACGACGCGGTCCTTTACGTCCTCAACGATCAGCGTTATCAGTTCGCGCAAGGCGGCCAGGAAATCCCGGGCGGCGCTCACCGCTCACCGCCAAACGGCTCGGCCCACGTCTTTGCAAGCTCAGCAACCGCGGCGCCAGCGCCGCGGACCTGTAGCCCGAGCGCCTCAACCGCGGCGGTTAATTGCCGGAACGCCTCAGTCGTTGACTCGTCCAGGTAAACGAGCGCGGTGTCAATCCCGAGCGCCCGCCTGATCCGGTTAATTATCAACGTTGCCTCCCTCTATTGCCAGGGCGCAGGCGCCGCGCCGCGGACACGTTGAGCAAAGGACGCGCGGCGCCGTGGTTGTAAGGAACAGGGCCTCGTAGCCGACGGCGGTGCAACCGCTGAGGACCTTAACGCTGAGCCCGCCCGGCGTACCGAATACCCGGACGTTTGACTCGTGCCCGGTGTACAGGTAAACGGCGTGGTTTGTGTATTCCCTCAGCGCGTCCGCGGCCGCGGCCAGGCAGCGCGGGTCAAACCCGATTAGCCCGTCGGTGAGGTCGTGCCCGGCGGGGATCACGGCGCGCTCCAGCAAAACACCTCGAACGATTCAACGCCGGGCGGAACATAAAAGGCGTGGCCGGTGTCCTGGCGGCCGAGCAGGATAACACCGTTTCCGGTCAAGGTAGCAACCGAATCGGGGCGCGGGGTACACGGCAGGCCGTCAACCCTGAGGACCCGCAGCGGGTAGTTTGTCCAGGTAGCCGTGGCGACGTTGACCGCGTACGCGTCCGAGCCGACGGCCGGGGTGTCAAGGGTGAAAAGCATAACAAGCGCCACAGCGAGGCCGGTGAGGATCACGGCCAGCGCCAGGGTTAAAATGTTACGGTTTCCGGTTTTCATACGTTCCCTCCTTATAAGGGCCCGGGCCCGCAATCGGTCCAGGGCGGTTAATAGCTCAAGGGCTAACAAACTTAGGGCGTCGTGTAAATCACCGGCGGCGCCGATAAACCCCTCCGGTTTTACGTGGCCCTGGCCGGGGTCCCGGCGTTTCACCGGGCTCGGCCTTTTAAGGTGTCACCGTTCCGGCGCCTGAGGTACGCAACCGGCCAGGCGTCCGCCTCGGTGAACACGTCCAGCAATTCAGCCTCGAGGGCGGCGTGATCCCGGTCCCTGGCCTGCCAGCGCGTGGGCGCCTGCCTTGCCGGGACCGTAGAACACGGGCAGTTTTTGTTCACCGGTGTTAAAAAATCGTCCGGCATATCAGGACCGCCAGGCCGACGACGCCACCACAAATAAGCAAAAAGACAAGCGCAAGGAACGCGTAAGCGATAGCCGTTCCGATTATCCGGGGCCCGTTCATTATGCCTCCTGTTTAGCGTTGAGCGTTTCCGCGTGTTTTATCAGGTATGCCTCCAGGCCGCCCGCGGCGGTGACGGCCTGAAACGTCAAGGGCTCAGGAGCCCGGGGGTTTGGCAGGGTGATCGTCCAGGCGCAGGCCCGGCAACCTATCAGGGCGCCGTTACAATAGGGCCCGAGCAGGTCTAGGACGTATAGGTCGCCGTTACAGGCGGCTGCGTGTTCCTTCACCTCAGGCCCCGCCTCGCGGTTGAGCCCGGGCAATTCATGGCGCCGGGGAAACAACCCGGGGAAGGTGTCCCGCTTATATGCGCGATCCTTTTCGGTTTGCTCAACCTCAGCGGCCGGGTCCTGATCCGCGTCGGCCTGAGCCCTGGCCGCCTGGCGCCGGGCGTCCGCGTCTTTGTTCTCAATCCATAGCGCCTCGTTTCGCTCAACGTGTTCGGCGTCCCTGAATTGTAGGTCGAACGAGTTATGCTTTTTGCCTTGCGCGTCCGGGTCCCGGCCCATTGCCCACGCGTTGTACGCGATCCCGCGGGTAGCGTCCGCCAGGCGCTCGAGGGTGTATCCCTCTTTGATCCGGGCCGTGATTAGCTTCCGGCGTTTGTCGGTGAACACCGCCCGGGGCGCGTAAAGTTCCGCGTACAGGTTGAACAGGTCCCGGACGGGATCAGCGCGACGAGAGGGTTTAGGTTTTGGTTCGGTTATGGTTTGGTTAGGTACGGTGGCGCCTGACGTCCCGCGCCCATCCTCAGGACGTCCCGCGCCCGTCCCGGGGACGTCCGCAGGACACTCGGCGTTTTCCTTTTGTTTAGGCGGGTCGCTCTTTTTCTTGGCAACGTTTCCGCCCGCCCTGGCGATCCTTTTTCGCTCAGCGTTTGCGCGGCGGCGCTCGATAAGTTTACCGGCGTAATCGTGCCAATCGTGAACGGTTAAGTCGTCGTTAATGAAACCGGGCGCGGGACGTCCGCCGCCCGTCCCGGGGACGTTTTGCAAGGCGGCCAGCAGGTCGCCCGGGTCCCCGGTCCAGTCAACGGCGGCGGCTATCTCCTCAGGATTAAACCCGGACAAGTCACCCTCCGGGGCGTAGTCCAGGCACCACCACCACAATAGGTGCATTAACCCGACGGCGTCCCGGCGCGTGATCTCAAGGCGCCCGGCCAGGCGGGCCAGCTTAGGGTGGCGGGCTAGTTCCTGATTCGATTCAATCCAGGCCACGGGGTCCGCCCTCCGGCGCGGCTACGTGTTCCCAGGCGTCATGGTCCCGGGGATCTGCGCCAGCGACAATCGCGTCAACGCTCAACCGGTAGTGTTCACGGGTTAGGAAAACAAACGCGGTCCGGTTGTCCCCGCCGCGTACCTCAGCGGGAACGCCGCCGCCCGGATCAGCGGCCGCCAGTTTCGGCGGGATAATTGCCTGCGTGATCCTCACGTCGGGCGCCTCAACAGTGAACCTGATAAACCATTCCCCGTTCGGGCTGAGCATTAAGACGTCGCCCGGCGCCAGGGCGTCACCGTGAAACGTGCGCGGCCCTTGTTTTTCGGCGTCATTGTCCGGCATTGTACCTCCCTCCGATTAGTAGAGTTGCCCGCGGATCAGTCCGCGAGGTGAAGGTCGCCGCCGCCTTGCGAGGCGTCCGGGTCCTCAGGATACGGCTCGGCGGTCGTCTGATCCTCAACGCCGGGGATCAGTTCCCCGAGCGGGCCGTCGTGATCGTCCGCCCTGGCGCCGTCCGCCGGGTCCTCAGGCTGGCCGCCGATAGGCATGAACAGGCCGCAATAGGAGCCCGCCGGGGTTTCACACGATTCGCCGTCCGGTACCGGATAATTACAAACAAGGCAAAGGGCCTCGCCCTCGTGAATTTCCCCGGTGTCCGGGTCAATAAAAGACGGGCCCGGGTTTAACGGGTAGTAACCGCTGCAGCCGGTGTCCGCGTTGAGCGGCGGGTCGAGCGGGCAATCGTCCGAGGCGTTTTTGCATGATAAGCAAAGGTCGTCGGGGTTTTCCTTTTCCGCGAAGCCGTTGCAATAAAGGAACGGCCGCACGTCGTCCTCGCCCACCGCGGCCTCGTCCCGTTCAAACTGGCAACCGGGATCGCCCGGCGTGTTAATACAGGCCGCGCAAAGTTCCGCCAGGTCCGGCGTTGCTACTAATTCAAGCTGGCCCTCGAGCGGATCGTGCGGGCCGTCGTGGTTTTTGCAGCCGGTTGATAGCGGGCGGCGTCCTTTTTCTGAGCCGACCGGGCTCGGTGAATAGTTGCACGATTCCGCGTCTTTGTCCCAATAGCTACACCCGCGGCACCTTTTCAATTTAAGCTCCCTCCGGTTGAGTTCAACGGGGGCGGGCGCCCGGCGCTCACCATTCCGCCGGGGCCCTGTACCCGCGCCCGTTGTCTAGCGTTGCCCGTTAACGCCGGG